TAATAGAGGGATATATGTATATGAAAGGAGATATGGATTTAATGAATCAATATGAAAAAAGATACATGGAATCTATATCTAGGTTAAAAACTTTAGGAGAAGGCGATAATACTGTTGATACCTATAGAGATGATGTTGTAAGAGTACAAAGAACATAATGTTTAGTGTAGATGTAAAAACAAATGTAGGCGACATAGCAGTTAAAACTACTAACAACAAAGGTTTAAGTCCTGAATATTGGACTGAAAGAATAATAGATAAGTTAATTTCTATTAGTGATAGTGCTGACCCAATGGTAAAAGCACAAGCACAAGCATTTAAAGATAGTATGACACAAGTTGTTTTATTATATTTGAAACAAGCTATAGCTAGTGATAGAGCTACTGTAGCAGGATTATTACAAAAACAAGGTCATAAAGATATGGCTGATATTATAAGGAGACTTTAATGGCAATTTCACAAGCAATGTGCACTTCATTTAAACAAGAGTTATTAGTAGGCACACACAATTTTACTGCTACAAGCGGTAATACATTTAGACTTGCTTTATACACAAGTTCTGCATCTTTAGGTGCAAGTACAACTGCATATACAACTTCTAATGAAGTTAGCGGAACAGGTTATACAGCTAAAGGTGGTGCATTAACTAATGTTACACCAACAACTTCAGGCACAACTGCCTTAACAGACTTTGCTGATTTAACATTTAGTACTGCAACCATAACTGCTAATGGAGCTTTAATATTTAATGATAGTGCTTCAGGAGACCCGGCAGTTGCTGTTTTAGCTTTTGGTGGAGATAAAACCTCAACAGCAGGTGATTTTACAATTCAATTTCCAACAGCAGATGCATCAAACGCTATTATAAGAATAGCTTAAATAAATGTCCGTAGGTTGGGGGCGTGGTACATGGGGCTCTGATGTATGGGGAGGAATCTCTGTATCCGTATCAGTAACAGGACTTAGTGCAACATCAACTCTTGGTGATGAAAGTGTAGTAGCTAAAGCTTTAGTATCTGTTACAGGAGTTGCAGGAACTACTGCTCTTGGCAGTGAAACAGTAATAGCAAAAGCTTTAGTTAGTGTAACTGGAGTTAGTGCTACATCAGCACTTGGAAGTGAAACTGTTATAGGCACAGCTAATGTTTCTGTTACAGGAAATGTAGGTACATCAGCTTTAGGTAGTGAAACAGTTGCAGCAAGTGCAAATGTTTCCGTAACTGGACTAGCAGGTACATCAGCACTAGGTAATGCTATAACAGCAGGTGCTGCGGTAACAGGTGTATCTGGTTCTGCTTCAGTAGGAACGCTTGGTGATGAATCCGTTTCTGCAGGAGCTACAGTATCTCCAACAGGTTTATCTGCAACTAGCGGATTAGGAAGCGTAAGTTTAGTTACTAATAATACACTTTCAATAACAGGACTAGAAGGAACAACAAGTTTAGGTTCTGTAACTACAATAGCAAAAGCTATTGCATTACCAACAGGTGTAAGTGCTACAGGAGAAACACAAACAGTAAATGTTTGGGGTTTAATAGACGATAGTCAAACTCCAAATTACAGTAGTATATCTACGACACAAACACCAAATTATAGTAATATAAATACTACCCAAGACCCAGAATGGGAAGAGGTAGCTTAATATAGGAATAAAATATGGCAACATATGTAAATGATTTAAGACTAAAAGAAATAGCAACTGGTGATGAATCAGGAACTTGGGGAACAAGTACTAATACTAATTTAGAATTAATAGCTGAAGCATTTAGCTTTGGCACTGAAGCTATTACTACAAACGCAGACACACATACAACTACAATAGCTGATGGTTCAACAGACCCCGGAAGAAGTATTTATTTAAAATATACAGGTACACTTGATTCAGCTTGTACTATAACCATAGGACCAAACACAGTATCAAAACTTTGGTTTATAGAAAACGGCACTTCTGGTTCACAAAATATTATTATTTCACAAGGTAGTGGTGCAAGTATCACTATACCAGCAGGTGATGTAAAAGCAGTTTATTCTGATGGTGCAGGTTCAGGAGCAGCGGTTGTTGATGCATTTGCTAGTCTTAATGTAGTAGATTTAAAAGTACAAGATGATTTAACAGTTACAGATGATGCTTCTATCGGTGGAGCTTTAACACTTACAGGTAATGCAGACTTTAACGGAGATTTAGACGTAGATGGAACTACTAATTTAGATGTCGTAGATATTGATGGAGCTGTAGATATGGCTTCTACTTTGCAAGTAGATGGAGCTATTACAGGTTCAAGCACAATTAATGGCGTAGGTATTTCTTACAACATAACAAACTTTTCAAACAGCTTACTTATTAGTAACGATGCTGGTACAGGCACATTAGATGCAGCTTCTAATAATACAGGTTTAGGACATGAAGTATTTGATGATTTAACAAGTGGTGATAGCAATACAGGTATTGGTTATCAAGCCTTAACTAAACTTACAACTGGCTCATACAATACTGCAGTAGGTGCTGATGCTGGTGATGAACTAACAACAGGTAGTAGTAACACAGCAGTAGGTACTGAAGCATTACAAAAAACTACCACAGGGTCTAATAACGCAGCAGTTGGCTATCAAGCCCTAGAGGAAAATACAACAGGTGGTGGTAATACTGCATTAGGTAAAGAAGCTTTAGCAGCAAATACTACAGCTAATTTTAATACTGGTCTTGGTTATCAAGCTTTAGAAACAAACACCACTGGTGCTAGTAATACAGCCGTTGGTGCAGATGCTTTATTTGCTAACACCACAGCTTCAAATAATACAGCAGTAGGTACGAGTGCTTTAGCAGCAAATACAACGGGTGACAGAAACACAGCAGTAGGCTCTGGTGCAGGTACTGCACTAACAACTGGTAGTTATAATGTAGCTCTTGGATATAATGCTCTTAATGCAGAAGATACAGGAAGCAGGTCAACAGCTATAGGTTATTTTGCTTTAGATTCACAAAATAATGATGCAGCTAACCATAACACAGCAGTAGGTTTTACTGCTTTAGAAAAAACAACATCAGGTTTATATAATGTTGCGTGTGGTTCACAAGCACTTAATGCTAATACAACTGCTTCAAATAATAATGCTGTTGGATATAATGCTTTATTAAGTAATACAACAGGTTCTCATAATAATGCTTTTGGAACACTAGCTTTAGATGCTAATACAACAGGTTCTCAAAATGTTGCTATGGGTTCTAATGCTTTAGGTGCTAATACTACAGCGAGTAATAGTGTTGCTATAGGACATACAGCATTAGCTGCTAACACTACAGGTTCATCAAATACAGCAGTTGGTACTGACTCTTTAAAAGATAATACAACAGGTACAAATAATGTAGCAGTAGGTGAAAATGCTTTAGCTAATAATACAACAGCTAGTGAAAATACAGCAGTAGGACAAAATGCTTTACTTACAAGCACTACAGCAGCAGCAAATATTGCTATAGGGCATGATGCTATGCGATTAACAACAACTGGTAGTAATAATACAGCTGTTGGTTATGATGCTTTAAGAAGTAATACTACAGGAGCTAATAATGTTGCTATAGGAATTAATGCTATAAATGCTAATACTACAGGGAGTTATCAAGTAGGTATAGGTAGAAATGCTTTATTAAATTCTGATGGCGTAGATAAAAATTTAGCTATAGGATATAACACACTTCAAGCCGTAACAACAGGTAATAATAATATTGGAATTGGTTATGTTGCTGCTGATGCAATAACTACTGGTTCTGCTAATACTTGTATTGGTTCAAGTGCTGGTAGTGCTATAACGACAGCTTCTAATAACACAATAGTAGGTTCTGATGCAGGAAAAAATGCAACAACAGGATTAGTAGATAGTGTTCTTATAGGTTTTCAAGCAGGTAGTTCTGGAACACAGGGTGCATATACTGTAGGTGTAGGATATAACGCACTTTATAATAATACAGGTAATAACAATACAGGATTAGGTTATAACGCTTTATTTGCTAATACAAGTGGTGCTAACAATACAGCAGTTGGTTTACAAGCATTAGATGCTAATACAACCGCGAGTGATAATACAGCTATAGGTCTTAATGCTATGACTACAAACACAGTAGGAACAAGAAATACTTCTGTGGGTTCAGGTTCTTTAGCTTCTGTTAATGCTTCAGACAATGTAGCTGTTGGTTATAATTGTTTAGATACTTGTTCTACTGGTAGTAATAATACAGCAGTTGGCACGGAAGCTATGGACGCTTGTACTACGGGTTCAGCTAATGTTGCTGTGGGATATAGAACTCTTGATGCTTTGACAACAGCTTCTAATAATACTTGTGTTGGTCAAGCTGCAGGAGGGGCTATAACCACAGGTGCTAATAACACTATTGTTGGTAAGGCTGCAGGTTCATCTTTAACAACTGGCGGTAATTGTATTCTTATAGGTAAAGAAGCAAATGTAAGTGGTTCTAATAATGATGAATTAGTTATAGGTAATGCTATTACTGGTATAGGAAACAACACAGGACTTATGTATCCTCCCGGTGGCGGTAGTATGTACCAAGCTACAAATGCAACTACTTGGGCACAAACTTCTGATAGAAGAATTAAAAAGAATATTGTAGATAATAATAATGGCTTAACTAAACTACAAGATATTCAAATAAGGAATTTTGAATATAGAACTGAAGAAGAAGTTACAGAGTTACCAAGTCATTTAGCTGTAAAACAAGAAGGAATACAACTTGGAGTTATAGCACAAGAAATAGAAAAAGTTTTACCCGAAGTAGTTATAACTGAATCTTCTGGTGTAAAAACTGTAAATACTGATAATCTTATTTGGTATTTAATAAACTCAGTAAAAGAACTTTCTACGCAAGTAGATGAATTAAAAGCCAAACTAAATAAAGGAGAATAATATGGCAGTAACTAAAGCAATAACAAAATGTGTTCCGTATGTAAACTCATCTAGTAAAGTAGATAAGTGGGATATAGAGATGACATATAAGAATGATAGTGAGGGCGATAGCACTTACTATACTTCTACTTTTAATATCACAGTTCCACAATTAGATGATGATGGAAATGCTAACTTTACATTAAAAGCTAAAGGTAGTTGGAGTAATGCTAACTTAGTAGCAATATGTCCTGTATCACAATGGGACGCAATATTCGCTAGTCAAGTAGATAGCGTTATTACTAATCCATCAGTGCAAAGCACACCAGACCAAGCATTTAGCGTACCTAGTTAAGTATGACTGAAAGTGAGTTTCAGATTCATACTATGCCTTCGGTATATGTATTAGAAGCACAAATGCCACAAGATATGATTAATAGCGTTAATGATTATATGGACGAGTATAGAGAAGATAAAAATAAAGAATCATTAGCTAAAACTTTAGTAGGACAAATAGATAAAGGAGAACAGTTACTGTTAGACCACAATGATAAAAGAATGGTTGAGTATAATAATTTTATCTGTAGCCTTGGTGCTGAATATATTAATCATTTTGCTGCTTCGGGTAATAGTATTAAAGGTGATAAACAAGTTCAGATAGACGAAACTTGGTCAGTACATAGCTATGACGGAGATTATAATCCCATACATGACCACGGCACTAAAACACTTATGGGTATATCTACAACAGCTTGGACCAAAGTACCTCCACAAATAGGTAATGTTAATGCTAACTCGCCAACCTATTCACTATATAACGAAAGCGGACACTCAGACGGCTGTATAGCGTTTCAATACGGACAAGTATCAGTTATAGACGGCGATAGATTAAAACCAGCTCAATCATTTGTTATGACCCCAGAAGTAGGAAAGTTATTGCTTTTCCCTTCTTGGTTACAACATATGGTCTATCCCTTCAAAGGAGAAGGAGAAAGACGAACCATCGCATCCAACTTAAACTGTTGGGATGTGCAACCAACACCTAAGGAGGTGCAATAATGGCAAAAGCCAAAACTAAAGAAACTGTTGAGGTAGAATTTACACCTGAACAAAAAAACTTTCAAGCTCATATACAAAGCTTGACAACAAAAATAAATCAACATTTGTTTGAAATTGATGAACTACAACCTAGTTTAAATATGTATAAACAAGCTTTAACTGAAAGCATGAAAAGTCAAACAGATAAAGTAAAAGAGGAGAGTAATAATGACAATTCTTAATATATTAGTGTGGGTAACTGCAATTATATCTATAGCTTCAGTTATAGCAGCAATAACACCTACTCCAAAAGATGACCATTGGTTTAGTTACATTTATCGTGTAATTGATTGGTGTGCATTAAATGTTTTAAAAGCCAAGGATAAATAATGAGTTGGTTAAGTAAAATGTGGGATAAAGTTACTGGTACTGAAAAAATAAAAGTAAGAACTAGAAACAAAAAAGGACATTATGTGGCTGATGATAAATCTACACCAGATGTAAATGAAGCTTGGACTACTAAAAGAGTTAAAAGTTCTAGTAGAAAATAATGGCTAAATCACCTGATGCGTTTGTTTATAATGCTACACTAGAAAGAATAGTAGATGGGGACACCTTTGATTGTTGTCTTGATTTAGGTTTTGATGTAAAGCTTCATAAACAGCGTATCAGACTTGCAGGTATTGATACACCTGAAAGCAGAACTAGAGATTTAGCAGAAAAAAAATTAGGACTTGCTGCAAAAGAAAGGTTAAAAGAACTTTGTATTGGAGATATTAAAGTTAAATCTTTAGGTAAAGGCAAGTATGGTCGTATATTAGGCATACCTTATACAGAAGATGGCAGAGATATATGCCAAGTATTAATCAAAGAAGGACACGCTGTTGAATATCATGGAGGAAAAAAAGTAAAAGTTTGGGGTGATTACTAATGGAATCAGCTGTTACTTTAATTCAAGAAGTTGGTTTTCCTATTGCTGCTGCATTAGGTCTTGGTTGGTTTATTTATAAACTTATTATGCGTATTGTTGATGGTATGGAAACTAAATTAGATACTGTTGATGAAAAAGTAGAAGGACAAATAGCAGCATTAGAAGAAAGACTAGGCACAAAACTTGATTCACAACATGGTATTTTGGTAGCATTAATAGATAGAATAAGAAGTCTTGATAATGAAATAATAAGACAAGACACTTTAATTAAAACTATTTTAGGCATACCACAGCTTATAGATAGTAACAAAATAGCAAAGGCAAATAGAGATGACCAAAGAAAAGACTAACAATATTTGGATTTACAGAATAGCAGGATTGCTTAGTGTTTTCTTTTTTCTTGTGCTTTTAACAAATCCTTTGTGGGCAGATGAAATAGTTTTTAAATTTAAAAATCCTAGCTTCAGTGGAATAGGTACATCAGCACATTATCTAACTATTGAAAATCAAGAGTTTAATCGTAAAGAAGCACTTAAAGCTGAAATAAAAGCTTTACAAGAACAAATAGAAAGAGATAAAGAAAACACAACACTAGCTAGGTTTATAAGAAATTTAGAATCAAGAATTTACGCACAACTATCAAGACAACTTGTAGAAAATTTATTTGGTGAAACACCAAGCACAGAAGGAACTCTAACACTAGAGGGAAATACAATTACATACAAAGTTGTTGATGGAATAATAACATTAACTATACGGGACCAAGATGGAAATATCACAACGATTTCTTTGCCTGTCGGTAATTTTACTTTCTAGCTGTGCTGTATTAAATGAAAATAAAGATTTATCACTAACACAAAATATCGAACCTAGTGCAATATTAGATTTACAATCTGAAGAACTTAAAAATTTACCTGCTGCAAAAGTTAAACCTACAGTAGCTATATATCCTAATAGTTTTAGAGATTTAACAGGACAAAGAAAAAGTAATAGTTCTTTTGCTTTATTTAGTACAGCTATAACACAAGCTCCAGAAGCTTTTTTAATTAGAGCATTAAAACACGCATCAAATGGAAATTTTTTTACAGTAGTAGAAAGAGTTGGGTTAGATAACTTAACTAAAGAAAGACAGTTAATAAGAAGCACAAGACAAGAATTTAAAGAAGATAATAAGATGAAACCCTTATTATTTGCTGGACTAATCATAGAAGGTGGAGTTATTAGTTATGAAGCTAATAATAAATCTGGAGGATTAGGTGCTAGATATTTAGGAATAGGTACTAGCAAACAATACAGAGAAGATTCAGTTACTATATCATTAAGATTAGTTTCGGTATCTACTGGAGAAGTATTAATAGAAACTTTAGTATCTAAAAGTATTATCTCCACAAATGTTTCACAAGACATTTTTCGCTTTATTGAAACTGGAACAGAGTTAGTAGAAGTGGAAGGTGGTATTGCAAAAAATGAAAGTGTTTCTATAGCTTTGCAAAAAGCGGTAGAAAAAGGTATTTTAAATATAATTTATACAGGAATTGAAAGAGGTTACTGGGAATATGATGAAATTAAAATTAATGAGCCTGATTGTGATGCTGAGTGCATTGACAATATACGGGGCTGATAATGAAATATATGTTGACCAATCTGGTGCAACAGCAAATATAGATTTAGAACAATTAGGTAATTCTAATATTATAGGCGGATTAAATTCTGTAGCTGGAACATTAACAGCATTAGACCTAGATGGTTTAAATCTTACTTTAGACATTAATCAAATAGGTAATAGTAATAAATTTTTAGGAGATATTCTTGGAGATAACATTACAGGTTTTTTTGAATTTGATGGAGATAGTAATGCATTTACTATTCAAGGAGACCCAACAGATACTTATGGCATTGATAGTTCTAATTATAATGTAACTACAACAGGTAATTCTAATACTTTTACTTTAGATACAGGCACATCTGCATTAGCAGCTACATTAGATTTAGATTGGATTATACAAGGCGATAGCAATACATTTGATTTTGATATTAATTATGATGGTGCAACCAACTATGTAGATGTAGATGGAGATAGCAACACAGTAAACTTTACAGGAAGCGGATATGCAGGTGGATATTTCTATCTTGACCAAACAGGAAACAGCAGAACATTTAATGTTACACAAGGTTCAACATTGGTTCCAGATTGGCTTAAAATTACATCTGTTGGCAATAGTGGTACTGTGTGCGTTGTTCAAAACGACCAAGGTACAAGCACAAGCTGTTGATATTGGAGATATATCTGAACTAAATGGTAATGCTCAAATAGTAAGAGATAAATCTTATGAAGCAGATTTAAAGTTTGCTATACAAAGTAATGATGAAGCTATTACTACTAATGGTAGAATGGCTATTACATTTCTTGATGATTCTACTGTAAAACTTACAGAGCATAGTCAATTACTTATTGACGAATATATATATGACCCAGACCCAAGCAAAGCAAAAATGGCTCTTACTTTTGGGCTTGGTACGGCTAGATTTATTACTGGCAATCTTAATCGTATAGATAAACAAAACATAGAATTAAAAACACCAACTGCAAATATAGCTATACGAGGAACTGATTTTACAGCTACAGTTGATGAACTAGGGCGTAGCCTTATAATTTTGTTACCTGATGCTTTCGGACTTTCTAGTGGCGAAATAGAAGTAGTTACAGCTATGGGAACAGTAATATTAAACAAACCCTATGAAGCAACTACAGTTAGTGTATTTGAGTCTGCTCCAACTAAACCTGTTATATTAGATTTATCTTTAGACATTATTGACAATATGTTAATTGTTACACCACCTAAAGAAGAAAATGTAATAGAAGAAGAAAGTACAACTTCACAAACAGATAGTGTATTAGATTTTAATGATTTAGATATAGATTATCTTGCAGAAGATTATCTTAAAGAAGATAGTTTAGAGTTTACAGAATTAGATATTAATTATTTAGATGTAAATTTTTTAGAAGATTTATTAAATGTTCTTGATGAATTAGATATACAAGAAGAAGAAGACCAGTTAGCCGAAGCAACATCAACACAAATTGTTGGAACTTTGTTAGGTAAAGACCCTGATACACAAATAACTACATTAATACAAGGTGATGTAATTACATTACAAAGAAGTGTAAGTGAAAGTGTAAAATTAAATATTAATACAAGTGGTTCATATACAGTTATTTTTATACAAGATGGTATATCAAATATTGTAAAAATTAATGGTGGTGGAGATTCTGTAATAACTATAAGACAGAGTGATTAAATGAAGAAACTAATATTACCTATACTTATATTACTTAGTTTACCTTTATTATTTCAAAGCACACCTACTGAAATAATTAAATTAAAAACATTTGATGCTTTAATAAAAACTCCAGAGCCATCAGGTAATTTTGTAATACTTAATATTACAGAAGAAGATGTAGAACGAGAAGGCGGTTATCCATTACCTAGACAAAGGTTGGCTGAAATACAATTAGATATTATAGGCAAAGGTGCTTTAGGTGTAGGTTGGGTTATATCTTTTCCACAACCAGATAGAATGGGAGGTGATGAAAGTTTTGCAAGGTCTTTAGGTTATGCACCATCTGTTATAGCTATGTTTGAAGATGGTAAAGGTAATTATCCTAAACCAACTGGAACAGTTATACTTGGAAAAAATAATGGTGGTATAATTTCTACGGGAGTAAAGGAAAACCTGCCGTTACTATCCTCCAATTCACTAGAAGGTTTAGCCGTTGCTCCCGTTGATGTTGACCAATTAGTAAGAAGAATACCTTTATTAGTTAAAACACCTAATGACGAATGGATACCTAGTTTTGGCACACAAATATACAAAGCTTTATTTAATGTAAAAACTTATATTATAAAAACTAATGATAATGGTATATCAGAAATATCAATAAGAGGAATACCACCAGTTAAAACAGATAGTTTTGGTCGCAAGTGGATTAGTTGGGTCGATACGCCACAAACAGATTTACAAGAAATGAATGTAAATGGTAAGTTTGTTTTTATAGGTGTTACTGCTAACGGAGTAATGCCACAGATTGCTACTCCAGTTGGATTATTAGAACCACATAAAATACAAACTGCATTAGCAGAAAGCATATTAATAGAAAATAGTCCTTATATACCTGACTGGGCAATAAGTATTAACTTGTTAATATTTATAGTAAGTGTTCTTATTGTTTGGTTTGTGCTTTTTTATTTTGGAATAACATGGGGAATAGTATTAAGTTTATTATCTATGTTTATTACAGGTAGTATTGGGTATTACTTTATACAAAAAGGTTTATTAATAGATGTTACTTGGAGTTTAATATCTCAATTTATAACAGGTAGCATAGCTTTTTATTTAAGATTTAGAGAACAATATAAATTAAGACAACAAATTAAAAAACAATTTGAACATTACTTAGACCCAAGACAAGTAAAACAATTACAAGATAATCCAGAATTATTAAAACTAGGTGGAGAAAGAAAGTATTGTACTTTTCTTTTTACAGATGTAAGAGGTTTTACAAGTTTATCAGAAAAGTTAGAGCCAGAAAAAGTTACAGAAATTATGAACAAAGCTTTAACTATACAAGCTGATGCAGTTAAAAAGTATGGTGGTATGGTAGATAAGTACATTGGAGATGCCATGATGGCAATATTTAATGCACCAATAGATTTACCAAATCACGAAACATCTGCTGTGTTATGTGCTATAGAAATAAAAGAAGAAATGCAAAAAGCAAATTTAGGTATTGATATAGGAATAGGAATAAATACTGGTGAAGCTGTAATAGGAAACATGGGTAGCAATACAAGGTTTGATTATTCAGCTATAGGAGATGCAGTTAACCTTGCTGCTAGGTTAGAAAGTTCTACTAAAGAAGTTGGAGAAGATATTGTTATAGGATATAACACTATTAATGTTAAAAATTTTATTGATACAATAACATTAAAAGAATTAAAAAGTATTTATGTAAAAGGTAAAGAAAAACCAATTAACATATATACAGTATATTAGGAGTTTTATGAAAGGTTTATTAAAAAATATAGTGGGAGCTGTAGCTCCTACACTTGGAACAGCTATAGCTGGACCTATGGGTAATATGGCTTTAGGTAAAATAGCTGAAGTATTAGGTTGTCCATCAGACCAAAAATCTGTAGAAAAAGCAGTACAAAATGCAACACCCGAACAAATGATTGAGCTAAAAAAAGCTGAACAAGAGTTTGAAGTGCAAATGAAAGAGCTTGATGTTGATGTATTTAAGTTAGAAGTAGCTGATAAACAAAATGCTAGAGGTATGTTTAGCAAAGATTGGAC